CAAAATGTAAATGAATACATGAATAAAGTTATGCAGACACATGATAAAGTAGATTATATTGTGGCATCCGATACAGATTCAATTTATTTGTGTCTAGATAAACTTGTAGAAAAAACATGTCAAGGTAAAGACACAGAACAGATACTAAAATTTTTAGATAAAGTTATTGAACAAAAGATAGAACCATTTATTGAAAAATGTTTTAATGAATTAGCAGATTATACTAATGCATTTCAACAAAGAATGGTTATGAAACGAGAAGTTATTGCCGACAAGGCGATATGGACTGCCAAGAAAAGATACATGTTGCATGTATTAGATGAAGAAGGTATTCGATATACAAAACCTAAAATGAAAATCATGGGCATTGAGGCAGTTAAGTCTTCAACGCCAGAAGTTTGTCGTGGTAAAATTAAAGAGGCAATTGATATTATGATGACAAAAGACAACGATACACTTATAAAATTTGTTGCAGACTTTAGAGAAGAATTTAATCAGATGACACCAGAACAAATATCTTTTCCTAGAAGTTGTAATAATCTAAGAAAGTATAGAAGTGCAAAAGATATATTTGTAAAAGGTACACCTATACATGTAAAAGGTGCATTGATTTATAATCATCAAATAAAAGAACATAAGATAGACCATATCTATCCGGCAATACAAGAAGGTGATAAGATTAAATTTATAAAACTAAAAGACAGAAATCCTTTTAAACATGATGTCATAAGTTATATTACAAAACTACCGACAGAGTTTAATTTAAATGATTTTATTGATAGAGATGTACAGTTTGAAAAAACATTTATTACTCCTCTATCATTTATACTAGAGAGTATAGGTTGGGAAGTTGAACACAAGGCAAGTTTGGAGGCATTTTTCGGATGAGCGAATGGCTAAAACAATATGCAAATAAAGATGGTTTACCTATCATGAATCAAAGTGAGTTTGAACATCACACAGATAGAATAGGTAAAGAACAATTTAGATTAGACTTAGCAGATTATATTGCAGAGAATAGACCTAAATTTCCTCTTAAAGTAATAGAAGAAAAAGATGTCAGAAAATTATTTAACGAATTAAAAAATGATGACATATGGAAGATAATAAAACCTTTAGAGAATATTGATAAAACAGTATTTGAAAAGTATGATGATTACAAATATCCATTTAGTAAACATGGTTTAGGATTGATAGACGCCCCTAGCACCTACAATTCTATTAGTAATTATTTTCATCAAGAGTTAAGACTTAACTGTGGTAGTTATGGTTTTAAAGCACCAATAGAAGTATGGACCCAAGGCACAGCGAAAGATATCTGGAAGTGCCTAGGTCCTATTTGGCGTGGTATCAATAGTATGAAAAAAGTTAATATTGATGGTGAAGAAAAACTTAGAGGTGGTTCACTAATAGAAGCAAGTTATATGAGTGCATTTAGATTAGGCACTTATATTGCAACACAATTTAAACCTAATGTTGCAAAGGCAATATATCACATGACAGACGCTAAAAAAGTTTTAGATACAAGTTGTGGTTGGGGTGATAGACTTGCAGGTTTCTATGCTTCGGATGCCGAAGAATATATTGGTTGTGACCCTAATCCAAATACATTTCAAAAGTATTATCAACAGATAGAAACTTACGAAAAGTTTTTAGGTAATAAAGATATAAAGATACATGCAGGACAAACTACAAAAGATAGTGCTTCATTTATAGGTGTAGATGGTAAAAAGAAAGTTAGAATTTATAGATGTGGTGCAGAAGATTTACCTTGGGATGAAATCAATAATGTAGATTGTGCATTTACAAGTCCACCTTATTTTAGTACAGAAGAATATAATAAAGGTGGTGAACATGAAGAAGACCAATCATGGTTTAAATTTAATGAGTATGAAAAATGGCGTGATGATTTCTATTTGCCAGTCTCACTAAATAGTCATAAGAGTTTATCAGAAAATGGTTTTCTATTTGTAAATATCATGGACCCAAAGATTAAGGGCAAAAGATATTATAGTTGTGATGAATTAGTTGATTCACTAGAAGAATATTTTATAGGTCAGATAGGCATGAGAATCATGCAAAGACCACAAGGTAATGCTAAGTTTAAAACAAAAGAAGAATTGAATGAGTTTATGAATATGTTGTTCATAGAAAATGTGTGGTGTTTTTATTCAGTAGATTCGTGTATATCTAATCATACAGGACATTCTTATTTAGATTTATTTAGACATTCAAGAACGACCACACTTGACAATTTCTTTGAATAGTGTATAATGTAAACATTGAGGTAATATGATGAGTAATTTTTTAAAAGATATAATTAAAGAGACAGGCAATGAATATGCCACATTAGCGTCAGAAGGCGTAACAGGTGGTGATGTTGATAGTTTTATTGACACAGGTTCATATGCTTTCAACGCCTTATTATCAGGCAGTATATTCGGTGGTTTACCAGGTAATCGTATAACAGCGATTGCAGGTGAGGCCGCAACAGGTAAAACTTTCTTTGCATTAGGTGTATGTAAACATTTTCTAGATAAAGATAAGGATGCTGGTGTGATTTATTTTGAATCAGAAAATGCAGTATCAAAAGATATGTTAGAACAAAGAGGTTTAGATACAAATAGAATAGTTATCATGCCAGTTGCAACAGTTCAAGAGTTTAGACTACAAGCAATTAGAGTTCTTGACAAGTATCTAGAACAAGAAAAAGATAAAAGAAAACCTATCATGTTCGTGTTAGATTCTTTAGGTATGTTATCAACAACAAAAGAAATGGAAGATACAGCAGAAGGTAAAGAAACTAGAGACATGACAAGAAGTCAAATTGTTAAATCGGCATTTAGAGTTTTAACTTTAAAATTAGGTCAGGCAAATGTGCCAATGATTATGACTAATCACACATATGATGTGATAGGTTCTATGTTCCCACAAAAAGAAATGGGTGGTGGGTCTGGTCTTAAATATGCAGCTTCAAGTATTGTTTACTTAGGTAAGAAAAAAGAAAAAGATGGTGCAGAAGTTGTAGGTAATATTGTGCATTGTAAAAATTACAAGTCAAGAATTACAAAAGAAAATGCCATGGTAGATGTTAGACTTACTTACTCAAAAGGTCTAGACCAATATTATGGTCTGTTAGACCTTGCAGAAGAATCTGGTTTGTTTAAAAAAGTATCAACAAGATATGAATTACCAGATGGCAGTAAACAGTATGCAAAAACTATTAATAATGAACCTGAAAAATATTTCAAAAAAGAAATATTAGAGAAGATTGATGAGTACACAAAACGAAAATTTACCTACGGTACAGAAGACTAAAAAATATGTCTTTGCACAAAGACAGCAAGATGATTATACCTGTATAAAACTTGTAGAAGACAAGTATAAAGATATCATATACAAATATGGTAATGTAGGTTTTAAACCAGTAGAAGATGATGAGAAGATGTCAGTTATCTTTGATTATAATATTCTAAGAAATCCTAATGATGTAGATGTTGATACAGAAGAATTTATCAATTACATTGGTGATATTCTAATAGATTTAGTAGAAGAACAATTGGCAACAGGTAAGTTAGATTTGAAATTTGAGGAAACGAATGAGTGATAGAATAGAAAGAATTATATTAAGAAATTTATTTTATAATGAAGACTTTACAAGAAAGGCATTACCTTTTATAAAGTCAGAATTTTTTACTAATCATAATGAATCAATATTGTTCGGTGAAATAAATGAGTTTGTAAACAAGTATAAAAATTTACCTACAAAAGAAACCATACTTGTAGAATTAAATAAAAGAAAAGATTTAAAAGAAGAAGAATTATCTGAAATAAAAACTATTGTAAATAAACTTGATAATCAAGAAGTAGAATTACAATGGTTGTTAGATACAACAGAAAAGTTTTGTAAAGACCGTGCAGTACACAATGCCGTTCTAGAAGGTATTCAGATTCTAGATGGTAAAGATAAGAAACAAAATCCAGAGGCAATACCTACTATCTTATCTAATGCACTTGCAGTATCTTTTGATAATCATATAGGTCATGATTATATAGATGACGCTGAGGCAAGATTTGAATTTTATCACAAGAAAGAAAAAAGATTTAAGTTTGATTTAAATTATTTTAATCGTATCACCAAAGGCGGTGTCCCAAGTAAAACTTTAAATATTGCACTTGCAGGCACCGGCGTTGGTAAATCATTGTTCATGTGCCATGCAGCCTCAAACTGGTTGACACAAGGTAAAAATGTTTTATATATTACTCTTGAAATGGCAGAAGAAAGAATTGCAGAAAGAGTAGACGCTAATTTATTTGATGTTACAATAGATGATTTACATGCCATGCCAAAAGACATGTATGATAACAAAGTATCTAAACTACAAAAGAAAACAATAGGTCAATTAATCATCAAAGAATATCCTACTGCCTCTGCTCATAGTGGTCATTTCAGAGCATTACTAAACGAATTATCATTGAAGAAAACTTTTAAACCAGATGTCGTATTTATTGATTACCTCAATATATGTGCGAGTAGTAGATTTAAAGGTGGTAATATCTCATCATATTTTTACATCAAGGCAATTGCTGAGGAGTTAAGGGGACTTGCAGTTGAATTTGATGTGCCTATATTTTCTGCTACTCAAACGACAAGAAGTGGTTTTACTTCAACAGATATCGGTCTAGAAGATACGGCAGAATCATTTGGGTTGCCGGCAACAGCAGACTTTATGTTTGCTCTAATATCTAATGATGAGTTAGACCAATTAAATCAATTAAAAGTCAAACAATTAAAGAATAGATTCGGTGACCCTAGCATGAATCGTTCTTTTATCATAGGTGTAGACCGTTCTAAAATGAGACTATTTGATGTAGAAGCTTCTGCTCAAAATATTGTAGACAGTAATCAGACTGAAGAAGAAGAACAAATAGAACCTGAAGTAGCATACGATAAGTTTTCTGATTTCAAGTTATAAATAGTCATAGGAGGAAAAACTATGGCAGAACTAACAATAGGAGATTTTGAAAATAGAGAATATAGATTCGATATTGTTACGAAAAAAATAGATAGCAAGACCCCATTTGATATGGAGGATGGCAGCTCAGAAGTTTTACAGTTTAATGGTAAAATTATAAAGAGAATTTTTAAAGAAAAAGATTTTGAAGGACTTTCAGAGTTTAAGGGTAAGAGGGACTTTTTTCCATTTAAAAATGCTAGAAATACAGAATTTAAAATGAAAGATATTACAAAGACAGGTCAATTTGGCGGAGGCGCTGGTTCTGGTGGTGGAGCTTCAAAAACTGATAAACAAGAAGCTTTGCAATGTTTTTATCTATCATATTTATTAAACAATGGTATAGACAAATACACTAAAGAAAATCATATTAAAGTTTCTGTTAATAAAGACCTTGCACACAAAAACAATTTACAGTATTGTCATACAAAAACATTTAAAACTCAAAAAGATGTAAAAAAACTTCTTACAGATAATGACCTTTTAGACTGGTTAACACATGGTAGAAAAGGTGATGATTTAAATGTCTTTATGAAAATTGCCAATCAAATTAAAAGCCATATGTCAGAAAATTCAAAGTTTAAATTTAGTGGGCCATATCATGTTCATCACAAGTCAGCATTTATGGATGCTGTATATGAATCTTATAAAAAAGTTTTAGAAGTTGATAAAAAAAGTGAAACTCCAAAAGCACCAGCTGGTTTTAGTCCTGATAAATGGAATCCTGGTGATATATGGATAAGTAGTATGAATCCTTCTGATAATGAAAGCACG